TTGGAAATAGATTTAATTTAATGTAACTTTGTCCCTCGTAGAAACAGGATATTGCCGATAGCCCATTTCCAAACGGAGATTTATTATAAAAAGAAGCTTGACACAGTTTAATTTACACACCCTAAGATCTTCAAAAAAGTTCCTGCAACTCTTTGATTTTGCAGGGATTTTCTGTTTAGCATTCTTTTGAATTTCCTTTCTTAAGCGTTAACTATTACAAATTACAAAAATCAAGAGGCTTTGGATAGATTATTCTTTTAGAATGCAGCTTCGCTTATCTCACTGGATGTTTTGTAAAGAATAGGCTTTTCTTCAATGATATATGGCATAGGCATGCTATCGCTTACCTCAAGCATTATTGCTCTAGTCATAAGAATATCGTCATGCTTTCCGTTTGGTGCAAAGAACTTGCGTCCATCCTGCTGATACGTCTTGAATTCGTTTATGCAAAGCTGGCTTCTTTCTAGATAGGATTGTTCATGTATAGCACGCTGCAGGTTACCGATCATCAACGGTTTCGTTAAGGTATTAGTCTGATAGCCGTACTTAACCTGAACACCTTCTTTCGTATTCGAAGGATCATTGCTGTTCCTAGCATATAAGTTGGTATAGTTGTCTTTCAATAGTGCGATGACATTATGGAAATATTCATTCTCTGCGAATGGGTTGGTATATTTCTCTTTATCTAATGAGTTAGACTCTACCACAAGCAGTGCATTCTGATAGTATGCAGCAATCTGCATGGCAATCCATCCGACTTCGAAGTGGTAGGCATGGCCTCTCCATTGTGCAACGATTTCGGGTCTTCCTCCAAAAGACAAGGGGAATCGATCCATCACCGATATCACTGAATAGTCGGCTTTCTCATTACGTCCTCCGATATCCACACAAACGATATACCTGTATGCCGCATTCACTTCCGTTTCAGGATGACACCAGATAGAAAGCTCCCCGCTTTCTCTTGCCTTGAAAAGTAGTCCGGAAAGACTGTCCTTGCTAAAGGTCTTTCCACTGCTGAGCAATGTACCTACATATCTAGGCTCTTTGATGTATTTCTGTAACTTGTCGATATCGTATAAGTCAAAGACAGGAGCTCCGGATGATTTGAAAGCTTCCACATCATCTGTAGGAGCTTCGGAAGCCATTGCAGCGTGCGAGTGTTTAGCTTTGCGCTTTTTACGGTACCAGTTTATACCCTCAAACGTAGCTCCCTGCTCCCAACAATACCAATAGTATCTTCCGCTATCGCGATATCCTTCCACGATATCTTCGTTGTCTTTATTGGTATATAGCCAGGCAGCAAATTCCTCCTCACTTTTGGAGAGTTTTATTGTGTCGCGCTCTATCTCATACCAGGGAATGAACAACGGCTTAAACGCACTGTCTCCGTCCTTGGAAAGCTGCCATTCATCATAGAAGTAATCTCCCACTCCCTGTGCCGTGCTCTCGATCACCTCAAGGGTATAAGCTTCTTCATCGATACCTCCATCCACATCGGTAAGGATATCCTCAGCACTCTTCCCTTCCGTTTCTCTCCATAGTGCAACTTCAGAATAGTGCGCCATGGAGATGTTCTCACCACGTATCGCATTAGGATTGTTATAAGTTCCCACAGTGATGTTGAACATACGCGGTGTCTGTTTGCTGCTGTTACTCCCTATTGTCGGAGCAAAGATGTCGTTACTTCCCTCGTATGCGGTGAAATGTACTTCTTCGTCTTCTGAATTCTCATCAAGCATCCATGCCGGATAGTATTTCAGCAGGATAGAATACATACCTTTGATGACTAAAGACGTCTTCTTGACATGTGCTATTACCGTAGAGTTCCAACCTGTCTTGTGGCAAAGCTGTATCCAGGCCATATAGACCTGTACCAACGTGCTGCCTCCCCATTGCCGTGCCTTTAGCAAGATGATACGGATCGGAACTCCGGCAAGACGCATTGTTTCCATCTTCTTTAGCAAGATCTGTTGAGGATGATTCAGCAAAAAGGCAATTACGGGCTCTCCGTTGTTGCCGCCTCCCTTTTTCGGCTTGATCTTTGCCAACATGAAAGCCCAGTGTGCAAAGTCGTATTTGCAGCGTATCTTAAAGATCGCTCTCTCTAAAATCGTGATATTTTCTTCGTTGTATTCTTCTGCGTGTGACTCGATATAATTGCGGATACTTCCGCTCTCCAGTATATCTATGATTAGCGGATGCGATAGCATTTCTGAGGGGACAAACTGTGTGGCTATCGAATAATCTTCGATATACAGCTCCTCCCGATGTTCCTGCTCTCCAACGGGAGCACGGAATCCGGTTACTGCGTCATAACTGGAGAAGAGCTTCTCCTGCCTGATCCTATTTTCTTCTATGAGTGACTGGTAAGACATTTAACTTTATCTTCATGAGAGGATTCCTTTGGAGATCTCGGTAAAGACACCCGAATGTAGATGCAGCAAGATAACATCCTAGATGATATGAGGTTGCTATATGAGGTAGAAAGTAGGTCACTGCTAAGAAAATCACTGTGTTTCTTATCTGCTTCCATTTCGCACTGAAACCTGCCATTGCCATCAGCACACCGCTAAACCCTACCGTTTCATTACTAAGAAGCACGAAGCTGAGTACAAAAGCGATGACGTAAGCTCCTGAGAATCGCTTGTATGAAAACAAACCGTACCTTTCCATGAAATAGGCAAAGCTCGCATTGCAGAGTAGATGCAATACTCCCGCATGGAAGAAATGGAAGACGAAATGATTCAGCAAAGGACTCCCGTTGCTACACGATAGGTAATGACAAATCATAAGTAGCTGTATTTCTCCTTGCGGATGTCCTGCTTCTCACGTATGGATTTCCAAAACAACTTCATAGCAGTGTCTACTTCCAAATAGAATCTCGGAGCCGGCTGCTCGCAGATGATGGTGACCAAATGTATCGTCGAATAATTCTTGAACTTCTCAGTGTTCTTCATACAGTAGTAACGTCTGCTAATCTCGCTGATCATCTCGAAGCGTTCGTTCCGCCAACTGAGCGTACTCTTACCGTTTAGCATCTCCTGTAATAGCTTACTGGCATTCTCTGCATTGATCCAAAACTTACTTGCCGGAGAGTTTACCGTTTCCTTTATCATCTCGTACTGGGATGTAATCTCGCTGTGCTCTCGTACACATTTGTGATAGGCTCTCAAAAGGTCTTCGCCCCTACTCTTTGTAAAATCACATTTCTTTCTCATTTTACCTTTCTGTTATATTGTATGCAAATATACATAAAATAAAGCATATTATAGTCATATATGGATAATAATAAAGCGAAATTGACTTTATTTTTAGCATATAGGGGAATAATTAGAATTATGAGCCCTCATATAGTAGCTACTTTTGCCCTCAAAATAAAACAGTTATGAGCAAGGAAGAAGAAGTTCAAAAGTCGGCTAATATCCCTACAGATGTAGAGCAGCCAAGTGAGCAGGGCGCTGAAACGCAACAAAGTACTCAAACAGCACAAGCGGATAAGCCGGAAGAGACAGAGCCTAGTGAAGTAGCACCTACAGAAAAAGAAACTGAGCAAGAACCTACTGCAAAAGAGCCACAGACGGATACAAATACAGGCAAGAAATCGGCAAGAGAAAGCTTTATCGAGCGGATGCGTGCAAAGAAACCTGATTTGAATCCTGATGACGAAGAAGGTTTTTATTCTTCACTAGGTTCGGACTATGATGAGTACGACAAAATGCGCGAGGGTACGGATAAGATGACCAAGATGATGAATGAGAACAAAATCGGTGCAGGTCTATTGGTTGCCATCCGTGACGGTATTAATCCTCTCTACTGGCTTGTCGAAAACTACGGCGATGATTTCAAAGAGCTGCTTTCTGATCCCGACAAGAAGAAAGAGTTGGACGATGCTTTGCAGAAGTATGCAGAGAAACAAACCAAGTCGAAGGAGGCCAAAGACATGCGCGAAAAGAATCTTAACAAGTTCTTCGATACGATGCGCAAGAAGCAGCAAGAAAACAATCTGCAGAACGAAGATATGATGAATATCATCGAGGGAATCTTCGGCATAGCAGATGGCTCGCTGAGCGGGGACTTCCCAGAAGAAGCTATCAACACCTACATCAAAGGCTATAAGGCCGACAACGATATTGCCTCTGCCTCGGAAGAAGCAGAGATCAGAGGACGCAACACTAAGATTTCCGAAAAGCTTAAAAAGGCTGCTCCTGTGGCAAAGAATATCCCTCCTACCATTGGAGGAGGCAGTGGCAGAATGAAAGCACCTTCACCTACTGCTAAGAACAATAACCCATGGAAGGCCTCTTACTCCGAATAATCCATAAGTTCTATTTATATAAAAAAAAAGACGATGAAAAAGAAGAATGTGATGCGACTTTTGTCGCTAGTTATTGCGCTCGTAGCCATGCTGTTTGGCGGTGCAGACCTGTCGATGGCTGCTACTGCTGCTGATCTAGGAACTGCGGGTGATACCTCTCCCTCCGATGGTGCTGCGGTTCCTACGGAAGGCACTGCTATTGACGGGGCACGCAAGGATGAGCAGGGCCTGGCTACCCAGTTACCTAACACAGCTGCCTCTACTACTCAACTCGGTGATGGCGGACTGATAGAAGACGAGATAGACCCCTATGTGGCGAAATTCCGACCATGGGCTTTCCCGCTAGATACGGATATCCGTCTAAAGGCTAAGACCCGTGATGTGAAGAACTACGAACAGAAGCACTATCAAAGCGGTCAGGATTCATTAAGTGCTGTGACCAATGCAATATTGACCAATACGGCAAAAGAAGAGATTGTCAAATTACCCGTCTCTAGTGAAGACTATGCGATATTCGCTCCATTCAGCACGATCTCAGTACCCGATGTAAGCGGCTACGCAGAAGATGGAAAGACCACCGACGGCTCGCTCGTACTTTTTGTGCTGGACAAAAACAACACAGGGGTATATGTAAAGGCCGTAAACGGTATTGCAAACGGAACAAAGCGTTATGTGCCGGATATCCCCGCAGGTGCACAGCTTGATGTGATGGACATTGCAGCTTCTGAATCACAGATGATCACAGAGCCTGAGAACTATCAGCCCAGACCGGTTGTTGTGTATCTTCAAAAGAAGCTCACCAACATCGTGTTTACCGACGACTTCAAGGAGTCCATCAAGAAGTTGCCTTTCTATGAGCAAGACGTACTGGATGATTCGCTCTACAAGTTCAGACGTAAATGTTGCCGTGGCTTCTGGTTAAATCAGCAGAGCAAGTTCAAAGTCACCACCAAGGATATGGGTGTGGAGAACGTCTATACTTCTCGTGGCTTGCTTCGTCAGTTGACGATGAACTATGCACTGGGAGATACCCTCACCTATGAGGACTTAATCAACATCGCATCGATGCAATTCGGAAAATATTCGGTATCCAAGGAAGCTGAAGTTTATTGTGGTCTGGGTTATATGCAAAAGCTGCTCCTTATCGACTATACCAAGCACAAAGACATCCAGTTCGTTCCTCGTGAGGATATCGGTATTGACATTCGCTCGTTCAAGTGTACGCTTGGTACGTTGAACTTTAAGTACGAACCTACGTTGAACGATATCGGCTACCAAGACTGTGCAGTAGTAGTGGATATGACGAATGCAGTTCGTTATCGCAAGGTAGAGAAAAAGCAGTTCGTAGTGAACATGAAAGAAGGTGCCGGAGAAAACCGTGAGGCCGAACGTAGAATCACCATTCAGAGCGACTGTCTCGCACTGAAAGGGTTTAACTCAATTCTTATCGCCCCAAGTGATCAGATCATGGGCAAGATTAAGAATCCGAACTCCGATACGGTAACTAGCGCTGCTGCTGTTCCAACGGCTGATCTGAAAGACGGCATGGTGGTACTGCTTACTGCGGATTCCGGAGAATGGGCTAAAGGATCACTCATCCAATACGATGCTACTTCCAAGGGCTGGAAAGAGTACGTAGGTTCTATCTCAGCTTAATCATTACAATAAAAAAAAGAAAGGGCGGAGGCTGTTTGCCGCTGCCCTTTTTAATATCGATAAATTATGAAAAAGACATATAAGATAAATGGGCTGAACACGTCTGTCATCCGTTTTAAACTGGGAAAAGGTGAACTGGTAGCCAAATTTGACGGGGGAATCAAAGGGACTGATATTCCGGCGACTTTCACAACCGAAAAACCTCTGGCACAACTGGCCATAGAAAATAGTGAGTTGTTTAATAAAAAGGTCTTCCTTTATAAAGAGTATGACGATGAGGGAAACCTCTTGGTGAAAGGAAGACGCAACAAGTTGCAGGAAAATGTGGAGAAAAAGGATGTGTCGGAAGTAGACGATATCAACGGTGTAAGAGAGTATCTTATCGGCATCGGCGTTTCAGCTTCAAAGCTCAACTCGAAACAGAATATCATGAAGATGGCAGCGATGAACAACCTCTCATTTCCTAATCTAAAGGAGGAGTAAGATGAGTTACGCAGTGTCCGATGTGGTATCCGAGATTCTAATCCTTATGGATGAGAGCGGAATAGATCGCGCTTCCTTCCTGAGCAACGAGGATTCTTCTACAAACCTTGTGACAATCGTGAAGACCTGTCTGAAACAGGCTTATAGAAGCTGTTTGCTTACTGCTGATACAAGTCTTTTGGATGGTTCTGTCTATGATACGAGTGCGGTAACGGTCACTAAGAAAGCTATCGGATCTTATTATGCGGGATGCTTGGACTTGCCGGCCGACTTTCTACGATTGGTGGTCTTCAAGATGAGCGACTGGAGCAGAGGAGTAAAAGAACTTCTGAATGAAACTTCACAGGGATATTCCATGCAGCAGGATTCTTTTTCTTGCGGTACCATGGAAAGACCTACTGCGGCACTTGTGCATTCTGCTACAGGAAAGAGGCAACTCGAATACTTCACTTCCTCGGAGGCTGCCACAATCTCCAAATTCATCTACCTCAAAGAACCTTGTATCACAGATACAATAGAGATCAGCGATAAGATCAAGTATTCATTGTATAACTACACGATATACATGGTTCTTTCCGCCTATCGTGATTCAAGAGCGGAATTCTATCTGACACTGGCTAAGGAGGGCCTTACAAACGTATGAAGAAATTAGTAGCTATAGAACGGTTGGGCGGTAAGCCTCGTAAAAAAGCAAACAGCGTAGAAGAGACACAAGAACGGAACTACGGAGCTTCGCAAGACGGCGTGTTACTCTCCTACTGCGAAGGACTGTGGAATAATCTAGCTGAAACAAGGCGAAGAAGAGAACGCTGCATCCGCTTTATGTTTGGTGATCAATGGAGCGATCTTATCAAATATGAGGGCAAAGATATCACGGAACGTGAGTACCTAATAAAGAAAGGAAACGTGCCGCTGACCAATAACCTGATGATGAAGAACTTCAATACGGTGATTGGGCTGTTCACAAAGAACGAGACAGAACCCGTCTGTTCTGCTCGCGACCGTGATGAGCAGAAAGTGAGTGAGATGATGACCATCACGGTGCAGGCCAACTGGCAGAAAACCAATATGCGGGAGATGTCGACTCATTTCTTTTCCGAGCTGTATGCTTCGGGAATCTGTTGTGCTAGGGAGACCTACGAATGGAGAGACGTAGACGAAGATAGCTTTACCGACTTCGTACCTACCAACGGCTTGTTCTTTGATGGGAATTTGGACGATCCCCGTATGCGGGATATGCGGACGATAGGTGCGTTTTGGGATATACCTTTTACCGAGGTAATTGCCAAGTTCGGCAATGCGAACGATCCGGAGTCGATAGAAAAGCTTAAGAGCCTATATGCCCGTGGAGATATCAACTCCTATACGGATATGGGAATGGATGTGAATGAGAAGGGACGATATAGCAATCTGAATTTTAGGACTCCGGTAGATCCGAATCTTTGCAGGGTGTATGAGGTATGGACAAAAGAGATCAAACTACGATATCATTGTCATGATTGGCTGAACGGTTCCGTCTTCGTGGTCAATGAAGAGGACTATGATGCACTGGTACAAGATGTGAACAATCAGCGTATGATAGACGGCATAGAACAGGGTCTCGATCCTGAAAGTATTCCTCTTATAGAAACACAGAAAGATGTTTCTGGGAAAGACTGCGGAAATTATGACGAATACTGGTATTGCCGTTTCATGAATCACAACGGCACGATTCTTTGGGAAGGAGAA